AGTAACAATCACTGCAAGTGAGCAGGGTGTTATGGCTTCAATCAGTGACCTAATGAGAGAATCAGCAGGTAGAAATGTTGCTCAAGATGTTGGAAGAATCTTAGGTGAAGCAGTAGCGAAGAAAGCTGACGAAGATATCACAGGTCTATTCACAGGATTATCAACTTCTGTTGGTTCTGCTGGAACTGAATTAACTGCCGACCTCATCTTTAAAGCTGTGGCAGAGCTAAGAGTAGATAATGCTCCATCTCCATTCTATGGTGTATTTCACCCAAAAGCTATCTACAACCTAAAGAAAACACTTGCTAATGCAGGTTCTGTATCTGCTCTATCAGATATCGGTAACGAAGCTTTAAGAACTGGCTATGTTGGTCAGATTGCTGGTGTTCAATTATTTGAATCAGCAGTTATCAGCATTGACTCAAGTGATGATTCTATCGGTGCAGTATTCTCACCAAAAGCATTTGGTGTAGCATCTAAGAAGGGTCTAACAATTGAAGAAGATAGAAATGCTTCTGCAAGATTAACTGAGTATGTAGCGACTGCCACATGGGGAGTAGCTGAGCTAGTTGATGCTTATGGAGTTAAAGTAGTTTCTGACTCTGCATTATAATTATAACTAAACCTGAGGGGGATTTATTCCCCCTCTTTAACCAGTTTCACAAAGGAGATTTATTATTATGGCTATGTCCACAGATTCCGACCTTCAAGAATATGTTCCTGATATTTTGAGCTTTGGTATTAATGCATTTACAGATGAACATGCAAAGGCTCAATCAGACATTGAAAGAAGATTAAGAATAGATTGGTGGGAAAGATACAAGAACAGAGACTACAGAGATATCTCTAGACTTGTGCCTGAAGAAATGGATGCCAGTAAATTAACTGAATCTCAATTTACTAGATGTGCTGTCTATAGAGTTTTATCTGAATATGCACTTCCTAAACTAACTAGATTTAACCCTGAAGGACAGGAAGATAGATTCCAAGTCATGATTAAACACTATTCAGAGAAATTTGAAAAAGAGTTCCAACAAATTTTATTTGATGGGGTGGAATATGATGATGATGGGGATTCAACTATCCAAAATGACGAAAAGGAAGCTATCCATTCACTGCGATTAGTGAGATAGATGGAACTCAAAGTCAGGATACAAGACAAACAAGTTAAAAGATTCTTTGATAGACTCAAAGCAAGAAAACCAACAGCTTTTAAGAAAAGTTTATTAGAAGCATCACAATTCCAAAGAGGGAATATCTCAAGAAGAACTCTTAAAGGATTAGACTTTCAAGGAAGAAACTTTGCTCCTTATACACCTGAATATGCAGAGTTTAGAAGGCAGGAAGGCAGACCACTGAGACCTGACTTGAACTTTACTGGTCAGATGCTTGGAGCTATGACTATTGAAGCTTCACCATCTAGAGGTAGAATATTCTTTACAAGAACTGCCGAAGGTACTAAAGCATTGGGAAATGACAAAAAAAGACCATTCTTTGCTATTAGTAGAAAAGATGAAGTAAAGATAGCAGAAATATTTGTAGATAGATTATTAAGAGAATTAGGAGTTTAAATGAGTAATAGAGAAAACATAGCTAGTAATATTATTACAGTATTAGATGCTATGACCAGTCCAGTTGAACTCAAAAAGATTACAAGAGAGCCTTTTCAACCTGATGAAATTTCTGAACAGCAATTTCCAGCAGTGTATATCTCCTCAGGAGACGAAGAAAGAGAAGATATCACGATTGGTGATGGTTCAACTAGGAGAGAAGGTAGAATAGATTATGTTGTTGTTGGTTATGTTAAAGGAACTGACACAAACATAGACACTAAAAGAAATCAGTTAATAGAAGCTATCGAAGAAGCTCTAGATGCTGATAGAACGAGAAATGGTAATGCACTTGACACTCAAATTATTGCAGTTTCTTCAGATGAAGGAACTATCTTCCCCTATGGTGGAATAAACATGACTGTCAGAGTTACTTATCAGTTTATAAGGGGTAACACATGAACAATAGGATTCGTCTCTATAAAGGAGACAGCGAGATTGAGATATTTGTTGAGCATTTAACCAAGTATCTTAATAATGGATGGTCAGAAATGAAAGACCAACCAAAACCCAAAAAGTCTAAAAAGAAAGACCCAGTTTGGGAAGTATTAAAAGAAGAAAATGACATACAAAAGGAGAATGAATAATAATGGCAACACATACAGGTAGCGAAGGTGTAGTTTATAATAACACCAATCAGGTAGCTGAGGTAAGAAGCTTTTCAATAGATGAGGTGATGGATACAATAGAAGATACATCTATGGGTGACTCAAGCCGAAGCTATAAAGCTGGATTAAAACAATTTACAGCAACAGTATCAGCATTTTGGGATGAAACCGACACTAATGGTCAAGGTGGATTTGATGTTGGTTCAGAAGTAACTTTAAAACTATATCCTGAGGGAAATGCTTCAGGTGATACATACTATTCAGGTACTGCATTAGTAACTGGCAAAACTATCAACTCTAGTTTTGATGGTATGGTAGAAGCTGAGTATAGCTTTCAAGGTTCAGGAGCATTGACAGAGACAACAGTTTAATATATTAATTTTGTATGTCTGTTCTTGATAAAGCAAAAGAGCATTTCAAGTCTCTTGAAGTAAAAACAATTGAAGTGCCTGAGTGGGGTTTAGTAGGTGATGAATGTATTTATGCTAAACCCTTCACTCTAGCAGAAAAGAAAAAGCTTTTCAAAACAACTGCAGAATCTGATGTTTCAGTCCTAGCTGATGTTCTTATCATGAAGGCTATGGACAAACAAGGTGAGCCTATGTTTACCTTAAAAGACAAATTAGATTTGATGCATGGTGTTGATGCTGATGTCCTCTCGAGAGTCGCAAATGAAATCATTACACCATCTACTCACGAAGAAGTAAAAAAAAAATAAATTCTGACACAGAGCTATTCTGTATTTACGCACTAGCTGATAGACTACATAAAACAGCATCTGAGATTCAAGAAATGTCAGTTGATGAGTTTATGCATTGGTTAGCTTATTTAGAAATAACACAGGAAAAACAAAAACAAAATGGCAAGACAAATCCAAATAGACATCCTCGCAAATGATAGGACTAAACAAGCCTTTAATAGTGTTAAGAAGAATACAGATAGCACAAAACAAAGCTTATTAAGTTTTAAAAATATCCTAGTCACTGTTGCGAGTTCTGTTGTTATTAAGCAGTTCTTAGATTTATCTAATGCCTATCAGAATTTACAAAACAGATTAAAATTAGTTACAAGCTCAACCCAAGAACTAGCTTTTGTTCAAGAGAGATTATTTGAAGTAGCTCAAAGAACACGAGGTGGTTTTGAAGAAACAGTAGAGCTTTATCAGAAGTTAGCTTTACAGGCTAAAAACCTTAGTTTAAGACAACAAGACTTAGTTCAGATTACTGAGAATGTTAATAAAGTTATAGCGATTGCTGGTGTCGGTTCAGCTCAAGCATCTGCTGGTATCTTACAGTTATCTCAGGCTTTTGCTTCAGGTAGATTACAAGGTGATGAATTTAGAAGTATTTCTGAAAACATTCCCCCTTTATTAGATATCTTTGCAAAGCAATTAGGAGTTACCAGAGGAGAATTAAAGGAATTAGGTTCTGAAGGTAAGATTACTTCTGATGTTATTGCGACTGCCTTATTAAACAATACAGAAAAACTTAATTCACAGTTTGGTCAATTATCTCCAACCATTGGTCAGGCTACTGTTACTGTTGGAAACAGTATTTTAAATCTTGCTGGTCGATTTAACGAAGCCAGTGGATTTTCTGATTTATTCGCTGAAAGTTTAATAAGATTATCTGAGTTAATAGATGGAGTCTCAGAGAGAAAAGATAAACTTACTACATTTTTTGATGCTGTAGAAGAAGGGATAAGAGATACTAATAAGATATTAGATATCTTTAATACAAACTTAAAAGACCAATTCAATATTGCGATAAATTCCTTTGGAAGAAACTTAGGTTTTTTAGTAGATAATTTAAATACTGCTGGAGTAGGATTTAGTGGTTTTAGAGAAGCAGAAGAAAAAGCATTAGAATCTTTATTACTTTACAAAGGTGCTTTAGAAGAAACCAATACAGAATTATTAAGATTCAAACAAATAGGCTCACAAAATTCAAAACAATTAGCAGAAAATTTTAAAAAAGAAGAAAAAGAAGCTCGTCTTTTAAAAGGATTATCTGATGGATATGCAACAGCTAACACCGAACTGGGAAGATTTGTTGAACTAGGGAAAGACAATTCCAAATTAATAGACGAATTAAACAAAGGCAGATTCCCTAATTTTATTCAAGCATTAAAAGATGCAGGTAATACAACAATGCAACTAGATACATTGTTTACCAATACATTTAATAGCTTTGCTGACACTTTAGCAGATAGTATTATGACTGGTAAATTTGCATTTAAAGATTTCGCAAGGTCTGTTATTGCAGATATAGCAAGAATCATAGCAAGACAACAGGCTATGTTAGCAATCCAAAGAGCTTTGGGTTTCTTTGGTGTAACTAGCATTGGCGGTGTTGATGTTTCTTCAATCTTTGGTGGTGCAAGAGCAAATGGTGGTTCTGTAACAGCAGGTAAATCTTATTTAGTTGGGGAGAGGGGTGCTGAGCTTTTTCAACCCAGTACATCAGGTACAATAATTCCTAACAACAAACTAGAAGGCACAGGAACAACTAATGTTAATTTCACTATTAACACAGTTGATGCTAGAGGAATAGATGAGTTATTGACCAGCAGAAGAAGTACGATTATTAATGTTATTAATGATGCTCTTAATAGGCAAGGGAAGGAAGCTTTAGTCTAATGTCAGGTTCATACCCAACAACCCCAGTTTTTAATGCTGTTAATTTTAGTTCTGAACAAAAAACAATCACATCTACTACCGACAGTGGAAAGATGTTTAGTGTTCAAGTAGATGGTCAAAGATTTAAATTTAGTGCAAGTTACCCCCCTATGACTAGAGCAGAATTTGCTCCTGTCTATGCTTTTGTTATGAAGCAAAGAAGTCAAAAAGAAACCTTTACTGTTATTCCACCTGTTATATCAAATGCTCAAGGTAATATATCTGGGATTGTAAGTACGAATGGTAGTCATTCAGCAGGTGACACCACTATTGATATTCAAAATATAACAGGCACAATTTTGGCAGGGGATATGATTAAATTCAATACTCATTCTAAGGTTTATCTCGTAGTAGAAGATGCGACAGGTGATAGTAATGATGAAGCTACTATTACAATAGAGCCACCATTAAGAGAAGATGTAGATACAGATGTAGTGATGCTTTATGACAATGTTCCTTTTACAGTCAGATTGACTAATGACATTCAGATTTTTAATACTGGAACTGATTCACTATATAGATTTGAAGTAGATTTTATTGAGGCGTTATAATGCCAAGAGGTCTATCATCTACCTTATTAGCAGAACTAGCTACTCAGAATATTAAGCCTATTGTTTTAGTAGAAATTAATTTTGCTACAGCACAATATTTAACCAATCACTATAAAGATATAGTTCAAACTGATGTTTGGGATGATGCAGTTGGATTATGGGATGATAGATTAGAAGGTACAGGTTTGTGGGATGATGGCACTACCTATACAGCTAGTGGTCATTTATTGAGTATTGGTGGTAAATCTGAAAAATCAGAACTAGATGTATCAAGTTTCCAAATTGAATTATCAGCAGTAGATAGCACTTTTGTTTCAGTTGTCTTGGGTGCTAACAGTGTTACCAATGTTGAGGTAAAAGTAGATGTAGGATTGCTAAATGACAATGATGCAATTATAGGTACATTTAATTATGATAAAGGGTTTATTGAAAGTTATTCTATTAATACAGATACTGGTAGATTAGTATTAAGTTGTACTTCTCATTTTGCAGATTTTAGTAGAGTCAATGGAAGAAAAACAAACGAAGGTTCACAACAATTGTTTTTTGCTAATGATAAAGGTATGGAATTTTCTGCTTTAACAGTTCAAGATATTAAATGGGGTAGGGTTTAATGTTTACTTTAGCATCTATCTTCACAAGTATAATCACTAGCTTTGTTATATCTAAAGCAATTACTTGGCTAACACCCAAACCAGATTTACCTGACTTTACTCAAGATGCAGATAGTCAAGGTGTTTTAGTTAATAAACAATCCAACAATGCTGATATTCCTGTTGTATATGGAACAAGGCTACTTGGTGGAACAAGAGTATTTTTAGAAACATCTGGAACAGACAATCAATATCTCTATGGAGCATTAATTTTATGTGAAGGTGAAATTAACAATATCACAAAAATAAAAGTTAATGATAGCGATATAACTTTTAGTGGTAGTTTTGCACACGCTACAGAAATTACATCTAATGATAGTCGTTATGGTGACACTATTAGAATCCAACCATTCTATGGTAAAGATGACCAAGTTGCATCTACCTTATTAACAACCTTATCAAGTTGGACTGCTGACCATAAATTATCTGGACTAGCTTATATTGCTTTTCGTATTACTTGGGATAGAGATAAATATTCTGGGATACCTACAATACAAGCCGAAATAGAAGGTAAAAAAGTTACTGTCATTAATAGTAATCTTTCTGTTAGCACTAATACATTTTCTGACAATCCTGTTTTTTGTTTGTTGGATTATTTAACCAATCAAAGATATGGAAAAGGTATTGATTTTGGTGACATTGATTTACAAAGTTTTTATGATGCGTCTTTAGTAGCGGATACAGAAGTTACTCCCTACAGTGGTGCTTCTAATATTCCTTTATTTAGCTGTAATGCAGTCATAGATACAGGAAAGAAGGTTATGGAAAATACCAGAATCCTTCTTAAAGGTATGAGAGGGTTCTTGCCATACACCAAAGGTGTTTATCGTTTAATTATTGAGACATCTGGCAGTTCTGCATTATCCCTTAGTGAAGATAATATTATTGGTGGGTTAAAAGTTAATAGTGAAAAGAAAAATCAAAAATATAACCGAGTCCAAGCAAACTTCATCAATCCAAGTCGTGGATATCAAAGTGACACAATAGCTTATGATGATGACCACGCTACCTTAAAGGCAGAAGATGGTGGTTTCTTACAAGAAGGGGTGATTGACTTACCTACTATTACTAATCCTTATCAAGCACAAGAATTTGCAGAGATAGTTTTAAAAAGAAGTAGAAATAGTTTAGGTGTAGAATTGGTAGCTAACTATGAAGCATTAAATTTATCTATTGGTGATTTAGTAGATGTTACTTCTACGATTACAGGATTTAGTGCAAAGCCATTTAGAGTAATTGGTATGGCTATCAACCCAGACTTTAGTGTTGCTTTGTCTTTAATGGAACACCAAGACGCCTTTTATGACTTTTCTGAGAAGAATGAAGTACCTATTATTCCAGACACTTCATTCCCAGACCCTTTTACTATTTTACCCCCTGCAGGAATTACACTTTCAGATGAACTCATAGCTTATAATGACGGAACTGTTATCGTAGCTTTAAATATAGACATTACACCTTCAACAGATAAATTTGTTTTTGAATATCAAGTAGAATATAGAAAAGTAGGGGAAACTAATTTTAAAATTCATGCCAAAGGTTCTGAACTAAATCAAAGAGTATTAAACGTTATTGACCAACAGCGATATGACGTCAGAGTTAAGGCGATTAACAGTTTAGGTGTATCATCTGGTTATGTGACAGAGTCTAATTATTTAGTGGTTGGGCAAGTTGCTCCACCTTCAGATGTAGAAGATTTCACCTGTAATATTGTGGGTAAAGAAGCACATTTAACTTGGGAA